GGTTACTCATAGCGTTTGGCGTTATATCCCTTATTGTACTGCTTGCCATGTGCAAGGTTGCGAGTGATGCGGATGACCGGATAGAGGCTGAACGGAAAGCGAGGGAAGAATGATACCCGAACCCCCTGGCTGTGTTTGAGGCGGAATGACTGAAAAGACCTCGTTCTTTGCGTACTTGCCGCCAATCCAGACCGCAATCAAGATAACGGGAAATGGCGACGGCGCAAGAGTGCAATTTGACATTCCTGAGATCGGCATGGCTGGATTTATACCCGTTTTGGGAATGAGAAATCAGAAATTATTGGTCACGATTGAAACCATTGACGATAGAAGTTTGACGGACTTAGACGATGCGACTGAGAAAAGCCCAAAAGACGGTGCTGGCGGAATGGATAGCAGAAGGATTGACCTCAGACGAAATAAATCTGAGGGCTGAAACTTTTGACGATCCGTTCAACGTTTCGCGCCAACAGGTAGACTGGTACCGTAAAAAGTACGCAGTCGATATTGATGAACTCCGCGAAAAAGCGGAGTTTGAGGCGTTAAACGTCGGACTTGCAAAGACATCGGAACGGGTAGAGCTTCTTAAGCGCCTTGCTGATAGGATGGTTAACGATCTGTTCAAGGATGATTTGTTCTGGACGGATGAGGTTAAAGGGATTGGGTCTGGCCCAATAGCGCAAATTGTGGACTATGAAGAATTTAATGCATCTGAGATTAGAGAGTTGCGCGGCGTCCTTGATGACATTGCGAAGGAAACCGGCGGACGCGTGCAGAAGGTAGACGCAAAGACTGAGGTAACGGGCGCGGGAGGATCGCCGCTTATTGATAATGACCGATATGATAGAGCAATATCTGGCCTCGCTGATGCCATCCGAGAAATCGTACCTGGAAAGGGTACAGAATCGGACGGCCCTATGGGTTCCTCAGAGTAAACCACAATGGCAAGCGTTACTGTCGCGTGCTGATGAATTATTCTATGGCGGTGCAGCAGGTGGAGGTAAAACCGATCTTGTCTTGGGTTTGGCTACTGAGTGTCACCAACACAGTCAGATTTTTCGGCGTGTCTACCCCAACCTTCACGGGGTCATGGTTCGGGCTCGTGAAATTATTGGCAGCAATGCGAAAGAGAACAAATCAGAAAAGACTTGGACATGGGAAGATGACAGAACGATTGAGTTTGGGGCCGTCCAGCATGAAAACGATAAGACGAACTGGCAGGGGCGTCCGTCCGATCTCAAGGCGTTCGATGAAATACCAGAGTTTACAGAATCGCAATATGTTTTTATCTGTGGATGGAACCGCACGACCATTCCGGGGCAACGGGTACGGGTTGTTGTTACTGGAAATCCCCCAATCGACGAGGCGGGGTCTTGGGTGTTCCGTCGATGGGGGCCGTGGGTTGACCCAAATCACCCAAACCCTGCGAAGCCCGGAGAATTGCGCTGGTATGCTACGGTTGCAGGCGATGAAATTGAGTGCGAGAATGGCGAACCTTTTGAGCGCGACGGCGAAAAGATTTATCCGAGGTCGAGAACGTTTATACCGGCATTACTTGAGGACAACCCGTTTCTATCAAGTGATAATCGCTATCGCTCAGTTCTTCAATCGTTACCGGAGCCTTTGCGGTCAATGTTTCTCAAGGGCGATTTTACAGCCGCTGCGGTTGCAGATCCATTCCAGGTTATACCGTCCGAATGGGTTCGTGCAGCACAAAGACGATGGCTTGAGCGGGAGCGTCCCGAAAAAGCGGTTCCAGCATACGGTCTTGACCCATCCCGCGGCGGAAACGATAAGACTGCGCTGGCTGCCCGTTATGATAACTGGTACGATGAGCCGGTTGCGTGGCCCGGAGTTATTGCAAAGGATGGGCCAACTGTCGCAGAACTTGTCCGCCAAGCCATCGGTGACAATAAAATACAATATATCAATATCGACGTTGTTGGGATTGGATCGTCGGTGTACGACAGCATGAAGCCGCTTTACAAGGAGTCCCGACCGTTCTCTGGCGGTGATGGGTCGGACTATCGAGATAGATCAGGAAAGTTAAAGATGCGTAATAAGCGCGCTGAAATGTATTGGAAAATGCGAGACGCACTTGACCCGGATTATGGCGATGATATTGCGTTACCCCCAGGTAATGAGTTGTTAGCGGATTTATGTTCTGCGAGATATTCTATAACAACCGCTGGCGTGTTGATTGAACCTAAAGATAAAATAAAAGAGCGCATAGGTAGATCGCCGGACATCGGAGAAGCTGTTATGATGGCAAACCTTTCTCCGTCGCGCGTCGTTCTCTTTGAGGCGTAGGAGCAATTATGACAAACATTAAGTCAGTCACAGAAATCCCGTACTGGTTCACCCGCCTCACGGATGACGGCGTTCCAGACGATAATATCTCACTATTCCGCAAGGTCCCGTACTTTTACCGGGCTGTAAGGTTGCGGTGTGATGTCCTGTCAAGCGTACCTATCAAGGTTTACAAGGGCGAGAACGAGATTGAATGGCCTTATCCAACACAGATAAGCGACCTGGTTTGGCGATGGGAGGCGTCCCTGCTTCTGAAGGGTGCTGCCTACGGCGAGATCGTAGCAAACAAAAGCGGATATAAAAAAGATGTGCAGTTTCGCAACCCGTTTGATATGTACGTTGAATATCGTGATGGCGTTCTGACTATCAAACAAAACCAGAGCGGATATATATGGCATAACAACATCTTCACCGGCGAATATGAAATGGTCTACATGGCAGAATATGACCCGGCGCAGGACATTCTACCGGGCGTTGGTTCCGGTAATGCTTCAAACACAGATGCAAAGTTGCTGTATGCCCTGTCTAAGTTCCCAGAAGCCTACTTTGAGGGTGGGGCGATGCCCGTTACCGTTGTTGGCGTGGATACCACTGACGAAAGCGAAATCAAGCGGACTGAGAGCTTCTTCAAGAAGGCCGCAACGGGGTTAAAGAACGCTTTCAAAGTTCTTGGTATCCGAAGCGGAAGCATTGATGTAAAGACGATCACCCCGCCAATGAAAGACCTTGCCATGCCGGAGATTGGCGAACAGGCAAAGCATAATATCTCCGTTGCGTTTGGGATCCCAAAGACCTTGCTGGATAGCGAGGCAGCCAACTATGCCACGGCAGTCGAAGATCGCAAGGGATTCTATGAGGAAACTTTGAAGCCGCGGGCGCGCATGTATGAAGCCGCCCTGAACGAGCAACTTCTGGACCGTGATGATATGCGGCTTGAGTTTGCGTTTGATGAGTTGGACCTGTTTCAGGACGATGAAAACAAAAGGGCAGACAGACTTCTCAGCTTTGTACAGGCGGGGCTTCCAACCAGGTTGGCGATTGACCTCGCCGGGATTGACATGACTGATGAACAGGTGGCGATGTTGGCTACTGAGGCGGTAAGCGACGGAGCCAATGAGGGACCGGATGCCGTAGACCAAGAGCTAGGAAAGTGGATGCGCATGGTCGAGAAGCGCGTCAAGGAGGGTAAGGCAGTAAGGGATTTCGAAACAGACGTTATCCCGGATAGCATGAAAGCGGCTATTGATGGGGCGTTGGATACGGTCAAGACCGTTGAAGATGTCCGGGCTGTGTTTGAGAGCGTGAAGGAGTGGAGGGATTATCCGTGAGTGAGTATAGAGTTGTCAAAAATAACGACCCCGACTTGAAAGGCTGGCATAAACGTGCGCTGAAATACATCATTCAGTATCGCATGGACTGGGGCGATGGCGATGTGCGCTGGATGAATGACGGCTATGCAAGAAGCATACAAGATGCGGATGCTGAAATTAAGCGCAGGCTGGCGCGATCGGTGGCGCGGAAAGAATTAAGAAACAACCCAGAAGTTGTAAGGGTTTATTAGTAAATGGATATTCTTAACCGTTCTGAACTTGAGCGTAAACTTGCCCGGATTATCGGGCGTGATTTGCGCATCGAGTTGCAGAAGCTCTTGGATTATCTCGGTGATCCACCGCGGCTTGAGAATATTCCATATGATTACTGGTCAAACGGTTGGCGAGATATTCAGAAGGATGTTGAGCCGGTGTTACTGGATATTTATCTCTCGCAGGCCGAGGGCATGATGAACGATGTCAACATTGGCGTTGAATGGGACATGATAAATACAAACGCCTCACAGTGGGCTAAGCAGCACACAGAGCAGGTGTTACAGGACTTATTTGGAAAGAGGTATAATCATCTTAACGAGGTTATACCAAGATTCTACACCGAAGGCTGGAACTTAGGGCAATTGCAATCAGACCTTGAGAGATGGTACTCTCCTGTAAGGGCTGAAATGATAGCGATCACCGAGACAACCAGGGCAGCCACGGAAGGGGAACGGGCTATGGTTGCGGAACTTGAAAGGACAACGGGGCGGCGCATGGTTCCGGTTTGGATGACAAACAAGGATGAAAGAGTATGTCCGATTTGTGGCCCGAAACACGGCAAGGAAATAACAGACGGCAAGTTTCCCCCTGCGCATCCTCGTTGCCGGTGCTGGACGAATCATAAGTTTGTGAAGGATAACGTATGATCTCAATCAAAGCAGAAGGACTTGACGAACTTATAGCGAAGTTGGATTCGCTGGCTGCTATGCGACGCGTTAAGGCTGCAATCAAACAGGCTGGCGTTTATCTCAAGGGCAAGGTTGCGGAATATCCTACCGTATCAAGACGGCCAAACCCGCTTATCAAACTTGACCCGAAGGTAAGGCGTGGGTTCTTCTACCATCTGAAGAATGGCGATATTGAAGTTCCGTACCGCCGGGGAATGTCACCGGGAAGCCAGAAGTTAGGGCAATCCTGGACGGTACGAAGTCAAAATAGCGGCTGGCGGGCGGTGGTTGGTACAAACGCGAGTTATGCAAAACTTGTGCAGGATAGCGCAAAGCAGACATCATACCACCGAGGCACGGGCTGGATAACAACAAAGCAGACGGTGCAGTTATACGGAGATCAGGCGGTAGACCAGATCAGGCAGGCGTTGAAACAAGAGGTACAACATGGATAATCTATGCGTAAAGATTAAATTGCCGGACGGCGCAACAGTTGAGAGGCCGGTTGAATCAGCAGAAAAGCGGATGAAAGCCGATGCTGAATATACCGATGTTGGCTGGCGCGTGCTGGGCGTTCCGTTTGGCGGCCCAATCAAAGGTCGTGATCTTGACGGTGAGGCGTTCCATGAGGATACCGACATCT